CCTAAACAAAAAAATGAGATCAATGGTTTTAGTTGTTATACAGACAAGTCGCTGTATAAATTAAGAGACATGTGGAATTCGAGACACCCTGACGTGAAAATTAACACAAATGATACAAAAGAAATACATAGATTGTTGACTGAATATTTAAGTGATGTATGTAATAAAGAATCGTGTTGGATAAAGCAACAAAAGGATTTTGGCAAATTGAGTAGTGAAATGACTGATTCTTTTGCTCCTGTATCACCAGAAGAATGGAAAAAGAACCCAAATGAGTGGTTATCAAGTGTCGACATAATGAAAGTAATGAAACAATACGAAAAAGCATTTAAATGTTTTGATTTTATTGGTCCGACACCAATTGATTTCGATACAAGAAAAATGTATGGTGAATGTGTTTGGGAAGAATTATGTAATTTTAATTTAGCACAGCAAATCAAAGATGGTAAGAACAAAATAGGTATTATATTTAATACAGACACACACGATAAACCGGGTCAACATTGGATATCAATGTTTATTAATATAAAGAAGAAACATATATTCTTTTTTGATAGTACCGGCGACGAACCACAGCCAGAAATAATGACATTTGTAAACAGAATCAAAGAACAAGGTTTGGCCTTAGACAAAAAAATCGTGTTTAAATTTGACAGCAATGAAGGCATAGAACATCAATATGGTAATACAGAATGTGGTATTTATTCATTATATTTTATAGTCCATATGCTCGAAGACAAAATGACGGAACATTATTTGAAAACTCATATATTGAAGGATGAGTATATGCAAAAATTCAGAAAGATATATTTTAATGATAATTTGTAAAAACATTATTAAAAAGAAGAAAATTATATAAATAGATTTTTATATAATTTATATATTAAATAAAATGAACACAAAGAATTTTTTAAATAACGAAAATGTCAAGGTTCTATGGGATGTTGTAATCGATGAAGATATTATAAAAAAACAATCGAGAGAGTTCCAAGAAAACATTCTTAATTTATTTAGAAGTAATCTCAAGGGGTTTTATGATGTTGAAAGCCAAAAAACAACCAATTTAGTAGATATGAATAAGAAATACATATTATTGATTTTGAATCATGCGAATAAACAAATAACCCAAAATGTTAAACCAGAATACAGAAAAATTAAAATATTAGATGAATTGCCTCAAAAAAAGGTAAATGAATTAATAACATATGAAGAAATACACAATGACAAACGTAGTCAATTTGATAAGGATTTAACTAAGCGTCAGGAAGAATTTACAAATGCGATGGCATTACAAGTGCCGCCGGTGCCGAAATTTAATGATAATTTAGAGGATGGTCCTATTACTGAAATAGAAAAGGCAATTAAAGAATTAACTTCCCAGAGGAATTATGATGTCGAACAAATAAACAAGAGCAATAATAATAGCTTGAGTTCGAATACAGATAATTGGTTAAAACCTCAAGAGACATCGGTGAAAAATGATAAACTGAGTCCTCAACAGCCTATTCAAAATGGTAATATAAATGGTAATATAAATGGTAATATAAATGGTAATATAAATGGTAATAATAGTAGATTAAAATACCTTAAAATAGATAATGAAAATATAGAAAACCAAGTCATTAGTTTAGACAGGGAAAAACAAATAAGTCCAAAGAAGAATGTAACTTGGGATCTAAAACCGTATAATTATTCAACCGAAATAAAAGACGAACTTTTAAATGAAGTAAAGTTAACAATGGAAGAAATTAGTGAAAATGAAACCGATAATAATGAAGAAGATGCCAATATTTTTAAACTTTTGAAAAAGGTGCCTCTTGTAAAAGATACAAACGACAATAAAATCTCGGTTCTTCAAGCCGAAGTGAAAACTTTAAATAGCAAATTAGACCTTATTTTGGAGTTACTCAAAAACAAGAATTAATAATTATATTTATTATTTATAAAACTTTAAATAATAAATTATTTTAATTATACAACCAATTGTTTGAACACATCTTCACCGGCGTCATTTTTCTCCAGTGTTCCGATTTGTAAAGGTATAATTGATGGGTCCAGTAGCGCCGCCTCATAACTGGGTTTATCATAAATATTCAATAACTTTTTGCTTATTCTACGATATACATAGTCGACACCATTCAATCGAAGTGGTTTACCAGTCCATTGTATCATTTCTTTATTTGCCTGAACTGTGGTGTCATTCTGTTGATCCGAATAATCAGGAACATATGAGAATTTATCTTTGGTCGGGTCACCAAAATTGACACATTTGCCGTTAGAATAAATATAACAATCAAATGCTGATTCTTTAACCGCTTCAGTAAGTTGAGCTGTTAGATTGGCTTTAATTTCTGAAATCTCATACAAATACTGGTCACTTGTCATTGGAACGTGTGGTTCTGCTTTACTTAAATCTTTTCTTTTCAATTCAATCGCATCATCGGATTTAAGTTGCTCTGGTGTAAAAATCATAAGATAAACAAATACTTCAACAGTTTGTAACGCCAACGGAAGTGCTTTATGACTACAAATACGTCGCGCACGTCCAATAACTTGTTCAGAACGGACAGGATGCCAATATGGTTCCATAATATGTACATATCTTGTATTACGCAAGTTAATACCTTCTGAACCGGATGACGTAATCATAAAAACCTTGATTATTTCACCCATATTGTTATTTTTGGCAATTTTATTTAAATCAATTGAAATACTTTCTGGTATTTGGTCCCATTCACCGTTATAAATATGTCTTAGCATTTCCTTTTCTTCGCTGGTTTCAGTGCCAGTATACAAAGCATAAGTAGGTTTTCCTTGGTCTGCTTCATTACTATCTATAGTCCAAACACCTGACGAACTTTTCTTAATTTTAAAACGTGCAAAACCATTTTTATTCAAAACCAAACTAAAAATACCGATACCTTCCATAGTTCTGAATTGACTATAAACAAGATGTAAACCTTGGTATTCAGGTTGATCAATATTTTCTAACATATTTAAAAACTTGGGACTATATGTTAGCAATGCTTCAGGTGTCAAAAAATCATTCGAATGATCTTCAATGTATTTAAGTGCTCTATCGAGTCTCTCTTTGTAGTCAATACCACCAATCATTTCAAGAATTTGGTCACCTTCTACTTCACCTTCTTGATCATCAACAACATCTTGTTTGGCTTCCTCTCTTCTGGCAAGTTTAAATAATTCGGACATACTACCTTCTCCTTCCTCCTCATCTTCAGCTGCAGCTTTTTTGCTTTTTGAACCCAGAGATTGTTCTATTTCTGGAGGCTTCATTCTTTCAAATATTAACATATTTGGGTTTTTACTTGCACCTTCAATAAGTCTACCATATACGTTACCTTTTATCATACGTTCTATTTCTTCTTTTGACATACCTTCTATATTAACTTCAAAACGCTGAGCATTACCTTTTCCAGATTTCTTTAAAGGAATTGGTCTTTCAGGCATAACAAAATTACAATATAAACGCGAAAAAATACGATATGTTGATGATGAATCTTCATACAACTCACCAACAGTTTGTTTAGGTTTTTTCTTCTCTGATAATCTCTCTTCACGACGAGCAGATTCATACACACCAAATTGATAATTACTCATTGGTATTCTGACAATATGGTAATCAACACCTAATGTTTTATTGTATCTTGGCAACAAATTTTCCTGAGCACTTCTGAAATAAGATGATAAACCTACGATACGTCTTTTAAGAGCGTCAATATTTTTGATTTTTTTTGTTGTAGAGTCAATGTATTGTGCCTCAAACAAATCAAATGTATCTGGTAATGCTTTCTTATTTTTAATATCTATGCCTTGTGGAACAACCGTAATACCATTTCTATCCAAAATGCTGATAATTCTTCTCTCAAAATCATCATCACTTAAATATTCAGTATCAATTGCGGTTTCACCATTTTCTAATTTCTTTGCGTTTGTTACACCTTGATAGCCTGAATCAACCTTAATTTTATTTGAAAAACCAAAAGGGTTTCTTGTAATAGTCAATATATTACTTGAAGGTGAATAATCCAAATAATCCAATGATTTGACACCTAATAACATTTCCTGAAGAGCATTTTTATCGATTTTAACACTTTTATTTTTTTGCTTACTTTCTTGGACATTAATAGTTATTTTCCAGGTTTTAATATAGCCTCGTAAAATATTAAAAAGTATTCCAAATTCGTTAGGATAATTGATAACAGGTGTTCCGGTTAAGAGAACAATACGAGCGTTTCTGGCACTCATTAAAAGCTCATATAATTTAGTTGACAAATTCAATGGTAAATGTTCCTTCTCTCCTTTCTTATTTTCAGGAATAACTTTTTCCTTTTTAATCTTGTTAACAATTCGACTTATCAAATTGTGTGCTTCATCTATAACTACAGCAGCATCATCAAAGAGATTGCGTGTAAAATTCCCAGTGAGTTCTTGTAATTTTTTTGCTCTTAACCCATTATAATTAATAAACGTATATTTGCTTTTAATCATTTCATTCAATTGTGCTTCTAATGTCATCTTATCAACATCACTTAAATCTTCATAATTAGTTTTTTTTGTTATATTAATAAACCAGGCACCTCGGTGTCGTCTTATAAATTCTAATGGCAGGTTTAGAATAGCAGACATTGGTGAAGCAGCTTCGGGATTCGTATCGGTTGATATCCATTCCCAAAATTGGTTTCGTTTATACAATAAATCACCGCATTTTTTAAGTTCTTCAATATAGTTAGCACGCA